ATATAAGTAAGGATTATCGGAATGGACTACGCACTAGAGCAACACCTACGGGAACTAGGCATCATGCCAGAGAACACATTCGATGCACTAGCACCAATCACACGAGACCTCTCGTACCTCAACAAAGACCACTACATTGACCCCCGTGATCCTGTTACTGGTGAAGTACCTTTCTGATAACCCCACAGAGGAATAATACAAGTGAACATTTACTACATGGGCGAGAGCCAGACAGACAGCGAGTTCCCTATTGTACGTTGGAACCCACAGGTAGCACGTAACGTAGGAGCCACACAGCTACCCACAGAGGAATACGAGAGTAAGCTACAAGGCTGGGGGGAACCTGAGAAGATGAACCTTGGGCCAGATGTTTGGTCTGCTGTTGTGAATAACACTGACAGGGATCGTAAGGATACCTTCCCAAAGGACCACAACAAAGGTGCTATGCGAGATACATACTACAACCGTAACGAGGAGTCTGAAGAATGAAACCTGAATTTATTGAAACTATGGCTAAGAAGTCAGCAAGCAAATACTTCAACACAAGCCACCATGACGACCTTATCTCTGAGGGTGTACTTGCGGCATACGAGGAGCTAGAAGTTAATCCACAGGCAGAGATCGCAAGGGTCTATCAGGTTATCAGCACAGCACAGTGGAAGTTCCTTAATGTAGATTGTTTACCTGTCACCATACCTTTTGAGGTTGTGAAACTAGCTAAAGGTCTAGGTTCACCAGAAGACAAACGTGGTTACTCAGAGGAGACTATCGCTTGGGCTAAGTTGATCTGTGACGCACCACAACTGGACTCCAGCTTGCATGACGAAGACAACACTTCAGATCAGGCAGAAGCGTATGAGCGTCAGGCTTTAGTTAAGGATGTATGGGAAGCTGCTAACGAGTGCTTGACTGAAGAAGAGTACGATCTGTTTCATATGTACTTCGATCAGGGTCAAAACGGAGAGGTTTTAGGTGAAAAATTAAATATGACCCGACAAGCTGTAAACGTCAGAATTAAGAAGTCGTGCGAAAAGGTTCGTAAGCACGTAATTAACAAGAAGTGGGAGCTATGACCAGAGGTATATACACAATAACAAACACCAAGACAGGTAAGACTTATGTAGGCCAATCCTCAAACATTGAAAACCGTTGGGGTATGCACAAGACGCAACTTAACAACAAAAGCCACAGTAACTACAAGCTTTTGAAAGATTGGTGTAAGTATGGACCAGAGGTGTTTAAGTTCAAGGTTGTCGAAGATGTGTTTGTAGAAGATATTAACGAAAAGGAGGAGTTTTGGATTGACTCCTTCGAAGGTTACGTCTACAACTTAGTTCGCGGAGACCACCCAACCAAAAAAGTTCCTGTGGTTGTGGATGGAATCCATGATTTCGACAGCTATGGTGCAGCCGCAAGTTGGTACAGTATCAGCACTTGGTGTGTACGGACTGGCGTAAGAAAAAGGCAAGAGGTTGATTGTGGCCACAGTAAACATATGTTCCAGAAGCAAGAGGAGCAACCAAATACACTCTGGGAGTACCAAGGCTTCGAGGTTTACTCTTTTGAAGACATAGGATACAAAATGAAAAACGAAATGCAGTACGACGCAGACGACTACGGGTTTGACCCTGACTACGAAGATGGTTACGACGAAAACTCAGAAGCCATGTGGAACCAACACGGGTTCTCTGTGGTAGATGCGGCAGAGCCTAGTTACGACCCAGAGGAAGACTACATCCGCGAGGAACTACTAGAAAAAACTTGGGAGTCTGCTAAAGAGTGTTTGACTGAAGAAGAGTATGACCTGTTTTGCGAATACCACGAAGAAGGTTTGACTCAAGAGGTTATTGGGAAAAAGATAGATATAACTCAAAGGGCTGTCCAACACCGTCTTACTAAAGTACACTCAAAGGTTCGTAAGCACGTTGTAAATAAAAAGTGGGAACTGTAACATTGTGTGATTTGACGTAGCTTTTACCCACATCTATATAACTATGAAGAGGTACTTAAGTATAACATAAGAATCACATAAGTATTTAATAATAGGTAATTATTCTAGATTATAAATACATAAGTATAACATAAGTAAGGACATAAGTATGAACAAGTCAGGCTTACCTTGTCCCTTTTCTGGTTGTGGTTCCTCTGATGCGTTCAGTTGGGAGACAGAGAAACAAGTAGGCAAGTGCTTTAGTTGCAACGAAAGTTACCCCCAAAAGGGTATGGTTTTACACAGTTGGGCTGCTCAAGAGTACCCACTTAAGGATAATAAGAGTATGACAGTAGATGACATGGTGTCTAGGTCTAAGCCTATGTCACGAGACGACACACCTTCTGATGGGTTGGTGTATAAAGAGTTCCGAGGTATCTCTACATCAACTATGGAGTTCTTTAAAGTCAAGACAAACGATGTCAAACAAGTGTACCCTTACCCTAACGGGACTAATAAGGTACGTATGCTGCCTAAAGACTTCAGCCGCAACGGTGGTTTTAAAGCTGACAGTCTCTTTGGTAGCAACTTGTTCCCTGTGGGTTGCGCTCGTAAGGTAACTGTATGCGAAGGTGAACTAGATGCCATGAGCGCCCATCAGATGCTCTCTGGAGGTGGCTACATCAACCCTGTGGTGTCTCTACCCTCTGCAAGCCCCAACGGTAAGCTCTGGGGTAACGTATCTGCTTACCTAGATAGCTTCGATCAGATCATTCTGTCTGTTGACAACGATGACGCTGGACGTGAGGTCGCAGAGGTTCTGTTTGATCTGTTCCCTGATAAGGTTCACATCATGGATCACGGTATCCATAAGGACGCTAACGACTTCCTGTTGGCTAGCGCAGGTCGGGCATACAAGAGTGCTTGGTGGTCAGCTAAGAAGTACAGCCCCGCAGGGTTCACAGCAGGTGCAGAGGATTGGCTTAAGGCTGTACATGAGGAGACACCTTACGAGTACACACCTACGTTCTCTGAGGCTCTTAATGACGTCACACGCGGTTGGGTCAAGGGTGGTATCACAGTAGTAAAGGCTCCTCCGGGTACTGGTAAAACTTCTGTGTTCCGAGCAGCCCAGCACGATCTGGTAGTAAAGAAGAACATGCGTGTGGGTGTCCTGCACATGGAGGAGATGAAGAGTACAACAGCACGGGGTATGGCAACGTATCACTTAGGTAAGAATGTGAACACACAGGAAGACCAAGAGTTTTACGATGTGAGTAACGAATCGCTTGACATTGCTATCTCTGAGGTAGTAGAAGACAACAAGTTCGTTGCTTTTGAGGTCAATCCTCAAGACCCTATCGAAGATACGCTTAAGCAAGCTAAGTACGCAGTAACAGTCTACGGTTGTGACTATCTGTTTATCGACCACTTGCAACGACTAGCGTATCTATCGGGTGTTGATGGGGCCACTGCTGCCCTGACGGAATTAGGGGTTCGGTTGGTAGAGTTCTCTAAGCGGCGTAATGTAGGGATCATTTGTATCTCTCACGTCAACGACGATGGAAAAACTAAGTACGCCAAGTCAATCGAAGAGGAAGCTATTATGCTAATTGAACTAAAGCGAGACATGAAGGCTGAAGGTGATGACGCTAACTACACTACTGTAGAGGTCACTAAGAACCGTCCGTATTCACGTCTAGGGGAAGCTGGTCGTTTGCACTACAACCCTGAGACTACTATGGTAAAAGGAGTTTAGGTATGGAAGAGTATAAAGTTCACAAAGAGGATTTACAAAAAGCTGAAGATATGGCTAAAGAGTTGGGTGGTCTTCGAAACTCTATAACAAAAGGTCAAGGCAACTTGGCGGGTTTCTTGGGTGAGGTTGTTGTTGCCAGAGTTACAGGGTCTCAACACAAAAACACTTACGATTACGATCTTGTATCACCAGCAGGTCATACTGTAGATGTAAAAACAAAAAGGACTAACTACCCACCAAAAGACTATTACTCCTGTAGTGTAGCTGGTTTTAACACAAGACAAAAGTGCGACGTCTACTGTTTTGTAAGGGTTAAAAACGACATGTCAAAGGTTTGGATTCTAGGGTATTACCCAAAAGAAAGGTACTTCCAAGATGCCACATTCCACAAGAAAGGGGAGGTTGACCCAGACAACAGTTTTACTTTCAAGGCTGACTGCTACAACTTGCCTATAAACCAACTGGTAGATTTATGCTAGAGACAGTTTTTGACATAGAGACCAACGGTCTTCTGGATGTAGTTAACAGGGTTCACGTAGTAAGTTACAAAGATGAAACAATGCGTGATCCAGAGTCTATCTATGACTACAGTGACATCAAGGAGTTCTTTAAGGAACCACGGGTATTCATTGGGCATCACATCATAGGTTTTGACTTCCCAGCACTATCTAAGGTGCTGCAAGTGTCTAAGCCTGAGCGTATAGTGGATACCTACCCTTTGTCAGTTACTCTTATGCCTAACCGCAGTAGTTACGGTCTTGAGGGATTTGGGGTTGACTACGGCGTACCTAAGCCTGTCGTTAAGGATTGGGAGAGCCTAACACGAGAAGACTACACACACCGTTGCGAGAGTGACGTTAAGATCAACTGGCGTCTCTGGGAAGACTTGAGGCGTAAACTAACGGAGTTGTATGGATGAGAATACAAGATTTAGTTATAGGAGAGACCTACCGCCATAAGGATGCACCATATGTTGGTTATGCAAAAGTTTTAGAGAAGTTGAAACCTAAAGAGGGTGTAAACGAGAATACATTTTCCGTTGTAAAGTGCGAGTGGTCAAGCTCTAAAGACTCTTCCTTCGGGTTCATAAAATATTTTAAACCTTCGGACCTTGTAAAATGAAACCTCTACACGATGACGCATGGCGCTACATTGAGTATCTTAACTTCAAGATGCAATGCGCTGCCGATCAGGAGAGACTAAAGTGGAAGGTAGATGTACCTAAAGCTGAAGCTCTACTGGAAACCCTAGAGACTATTGAGAGGGAGAAACATGCAGAGTTAGTCAAGGCTATGCCTAAGAAGCCTATCCTCAAGACAGTCAACCGACCTAAGGTTATGTACAAGAAGGACGGCACACTGTCTTCACACGGGGTGAACTTTGAGGCTAAACGTAAGGAGAACTGCCAGCCAGAAGATGTCCAGAACTTTAATGTCATAGAGGGATACGAGGATGGCAACCCCGGATCACATGCACAAGTAAAGGACTGGCTGTATAGCTTAGGTTGGCAACCTTGCACGTTTGACTATAAACGAGAGTCTAATGGAGACACTAGGACAATCCCACAAGTACGGGAAGAGGGGGAACTAACGGATAGCGTAGTGAGGTTGGCTGACGTTGACCCCGCTGTTAAGGTTCTTGAGGGTCTGTCTATCGTACAGCACCGTAAGTCTGTAGTTAAAGGGTTTCTCAAGGCTATTGATGCTGAAGGTTATGTGTTTGCTGGTGTACATGGGCTGACTAATACCTTGAGGTTCAAGCATGTGAAGCCTCTAGCTAACCTTCCGGGTGTCGATAAGGCTTACGGAGAAGACATAAGAGGTTTACTGATTGCACCTGAAGGCTATGTGCTTTGTGGGGCCGACATGGACAGCTTGGAACAAAACACCAAGATGCATTATATGACGCCATACGACCCTGAGTATGTAGCTACACAACAGACGGAGGACTTTGATGCACACCTTGACCTAGCTAAGTTTGCTGGTGCTGTAACCCAAGAGGAGATTGATCAACACAACAAGACGGGAAGTCTTAAGACACTAAGAAAGGCATACAAGGTAACGAACTATTCCTCAACTTACGGCATCAAACCTTTAGGTCTATCTCGTAGAGGTGGCTTCTCGGTTAAGGACGCAGAGGAACTTCTGGATGCCTTCTGGAAACGCAACTGGTCCCTTGAGGCTATCGCTAAGGATACCAAAACTAAGAAGACTAGGGATGGACAGCTTTGGTTGTATAACCCTGTGTCTAAGTTCTGGTACTCTCTGCGACATGACAAGGATAAGTTCTCGACACTCAACCAAGGTACAGGAGTTTATTGCTTCGACACTTGGTTAGAGTATTGCATCCAGTTAGGTTTATCTGCTATAGGTCAGTTCCACGACGAAGCTATCTTTTTGGTTAAGGAAGGGGACGAACAACAGACTTCTGATGTAGTCTACAGTGCCATGGACAAGACTAACGAGAAGCTACAACTAAACGTAAAACTTTCAACTGCCCCTGAGTTCGGGCTTAACTACAGTGAAATACACTAGGAGAAACTACATGAAAACTTTCGCAACAGCCGCTTCCGTACTTGCGGTCATGTCTACTGCTGCTACCGCTGGGCCAAACAACTACGTAGGTACAGATGACAACGGTGTTATCACTGAGTATGTAGACAACGACTCTAACAACCTGATCTCTCGTGACATGGCAACTCAAGCTGAACTTGATGCTGCTGTTACTCGTTTGGACGCAGAAGACATGCGTGTTCGTGGTGGTGAAGTACAAGGAGACACACTTGTTCTTACTGTTGGGGATATGGCTCGTTCTCAAGGACGCCCTGAAATCTACACTAAAGAAGTAGAGATTGATGTGTCAAGCCTCCAAGGGCAAGACGGAGCTACTGGTGCTACTGGTGCTACTGGTGCTACTGGTGTCCAAGGCAAGCAAGGAATTGACGGCGTATCAGGTATTTCCTTGACAAGCGCACTTGCTGCCACTAATGGTAATGGTGTAGGTGTCGGTGTTGCACTTGGGGATGTCAAAGAAATCTCCGCTGCTATCTCCTACACTTTTGACAACAACGTCAGCATTAACTTTGGCGTCACTTACGACAGCTACGAACGAACTGTTGGCACAGCAGCTATTGGCTACCAGTTTTAATCTTATACAACAAAGGAACTAACTAAATGTTTAAAACTACACTACTCGCAGCCGTTACTTTCCTCGCGGTATCAACACAGGCACAAGCGGATGTAAGTCTTTGTGTAACTATGTCTGAAGCAATTGGGTCTCTGGCTGAACTTCGTGACTCAGGGTTTACAGCAGGGCAATCCTTTCGAGCTATGCTTGAGGGGGGTATCGACGCAGATATGGCAGCAGAACTTCTTAACCTAGTTTACATTGAAGCTAAAAACCTTGATCCTCAAGAACTTGAGGACGCCTCTTTAGCCCTCTGCTTGCAAGACCTAAGCTAATACTAACAACTAAACCCCTAATAATACCCGCCACTAAGGAGATATATAATGGCTAACGTAGACTTCACTGGAACCTCAATGTTCGCTAAGGTTTTTGAGCATAACCGCGACATGGGCCAAAACCTACAAGACGGTGATCAGAAGGACAAAATCCTAGCGGAGCAAGGTCACTACGTAATGAACGTAATGATTACCCCAGAGACTAAGAAGCAGATGATTGCCGCTGGTGTACCTAACAAAGGTATGGTCGGTCAACTGTTCAAAGAGGACGACGAAGGGAACCTGTACTACAAGTGCAAACGTCCACACTTTAACCCTCGTATCAACAAGGGCGAAGGTGAAATCATGGGCGCTCCTGTGGTGTTGGATGTAGACAGCGAAGACTGGAACCCAGATGTTCTGATCGGCAACGGTTCTGAGGTCAAGGTTCGGCTGGATGTGTGGGAAGGCAAGATTGTCACTCTGGTTGCAGTACGTGTCCTTAATCTCGAAGAGTTCGTTCCAAACAACAACGGCCTAGAAGGCTTCTAAGTAAATTCAGGGGTCAGCTACGGTTGGCCCCTTACTTAACCAAAGGATAAGCAAATGTTCGAAGAGAAATTCACACTTATGTGCAAATCTAACGGCACTGTAGTTGTTCGTGAGTTCACAGCAGAAGACTTGTGGGAGCTATCGCATAACATGCTTCAGTTCACTCGCAGTGTAGGATATGATTACGTAGATATGCTTGAGTTCAGCACACCAGATGGCGACATCTATCGTGCGGAGGTACTAGACGATTGACTAA